CATTTAATAGAACCAAGTACTCGCAGGGAATTTTACCCATTGATACTTACAAGAAAGAAATTGATAATGTAGTTCCTAACGTATTAAAATATGATTGGGAAGCTCTGCGAGCTAGTATTAAACAGCATGGCTTGCGTCACAGTACATTATCTGCACAGATGCCCAGCGAAAGTTCGTCAGTGGTATCTAATGCAACCAATGGCATTGAACCGCCACGTGGTTACCTAAGTGTTAAGAAGTCTAAGAAAGGACCTCTTAAGCAAATTGTTCCGCAGTATCAAACCCTGAAGAACTATTATACGCTGCTGTGGGACATGCCTAATAACGACGGATATATTAAAATTGTAGCTATGATGCAAAAGTTTTTTGATCAATCAATTAGCGGAAATTGGAGTTATAATCCAACACACTATCCCGACAACGAAGTTCCAATGAGTGTTATGCTACAAGACTTGCTCAATACCTATAAACTAGGTTGGAAGACAAGCTATTATCAAAACACTTATGATTATAAGACTGACCCAAGCGAATTAGAAGATGAAGAACCACTAGTACAACTATCGGTATCTCAAAGCGAAGGCAGTGAAGAATGTGATGCTTGTGCAATTTAACAATTGACACTGTAACATATTCGTAGTATAATTTAAATTAAGTTAAGGGATTAAAATGTCAAAGAGCGTTTTCAATAAAGACAAAGTGGATTTTACTAAACAGAACATGTTCTTTGGTAAGGACATGAATACACAGCGTTATGATACATTTCGTTTCCCTGTATTTGATAAACTCAATCAAACCATGCTTGGTTATTTCTGGAGACCAGAGGAAGTTAGTTTGCAGAAAGACCGTGCAGATTTTCAAAACTTTCGTCCTGAGCAGAAACATATTTTCACAGCTAATCTAAAGTATCAAACTCTATTAGACAGTGTGCAGGGACGTGGTCCCTGCCTAGCATTCTTGCCACATGTTTCACTTCCTGAGCTAGAAGGTTGTATTGTTACGTGGGACTTCTTTGAAACAATTCATAGTCGCAGCTATACACACATCATGAAGAATGTGTATGCAGATCCTGCAGAAATATTTGATACTATCCTAGACGATGAAAAGATCATTGCTCGTGCAACCAGTGTGACCAAACACTATGATGCCTTCACGGCCGCAGCAGATGCTTTTAATCACCGCGGCGAAGGTAGTTTACATGAGGTTAAACGTAAGTTGTATCTTGCAATGATGACTGTTAACATCTTAGAAGGACTGCGATTCTATGTAAGTTTTGCCTGCACCTTTGGCTTTGGAGAACTAAAGTTGATGGAAGGCAGTGCTAAGATTATTAGTCTTATTGCTCGCGACGAAGCACAACACCTTGCACTAAGCACACATATACTGAAACTTTGGGCACAAGGAAAAGATGATCCAGAGATGATGGAAATTGCTCGAGAGTGCGAAAAAGAAGTTTACGAGTTGTGGCGTGAGTGTGTTGCAGAAGAAAAAGATTGGGCAACCTACTTGTTCAAAGATGGATCAATGATTGGATTAAATACTACTCTGCTTAATCAGTATGTAGAATATATTGCTAATCGTAGATTGAAAGCACTTAATTTAACTGCTATCTTTGATCAACCAGTTAATACTAATCCGCTACCGTGGACTACACATTGGTTGAGCAGTTCGGTACTTCAAGTGGCCCCTCAAGAAACGCAAGTTCAAAGCTACGTAATAGGCGGCATCAAGCAAGATGTGAACACAGAATCGCTTAAAGGCTTTAGTCTATAAAACCTAACTCTGTACCTCTGTTTGATAAATACTGTATGGGATACATATATAAAATATCAAATAGAGTTACAAATAAAGCATACATTGGTTATTCTGAAACTCCTGATGCAAGGTGGGAAGCACACAAGCATAATCGAGGTAGTACACTAGTATTTAATGCAATAAAAAAATACGGATTAGAAAATATTTCTTTTGAAGTTATAGCAGAAGATACATTGGACAACGAAGATCGTTATATCCAAGAACATAATACTATGGCTCCACGCGGATATAATCTTACATTAGGGGGAAATTTACCCCCTAATCATAAAGGTAAAACGTACGAAGATATATACGGATTGCAAGCAAATGCGCAACGAGCAAAGCGACAAATAAAACAACAAGATGTCGGCGGATATGGACCAGTGAAACATACAGAAGAAACAAAGCGTAAGATAAGTGAAGCACTATCAGGTAAGAATAATCCTATGTACGGTCGTAAACATAGTGAAGAAACACTTGCTAAGATAAAAGCAAATTTACGTGATACTACAGGTGCAAATAATTCTACAGCTAAACAATGGAAACTAATAAGTCTAGAAGGAGTTGAACACTTTGCACACGGAAATTTACGTTCTAAATGTAAAGAGTTGGGATTAAGTTTTTCTACAGTTCACGCCGCACATATGTATAAGCGTTCAATGAGATCAGGCTGGAAAGTAGAAGAATTATGATAACAGACGCACGACTACCTGAAATAAATAATCTTAGGTTAAAAGATGCGATGCATAAGCTAGGGTGTAAGTTTGTTAAAGTTGTTGATATTGTACCTCGGTATAACACTGTAATAAACGAATGCCATACAAATGTTGCCCGGCAAGTTGCTATGTATGGCGGAGAACAAGTAACAGGATACTATGTTGCTGTTAGCAAAAGTACAAATGATTGGATTGCAATCAACCATAGTGTTTGGAAACAAGATGAAAAGTTAATCGATATTACTCCGGTAGACGATAAAAGAACTTGTAATGTTTTTATTTACGGGGCAACTGAGTTACATACATCTGTGTACAACCACAACGACATACTAGAAATAGATGACACAGTTAAATATAAAAAAGGATTTAATTTATGATCGAAATTTATGGCAAGCCAGCTTGTCCATTTTGCGATAAAGCTAAAGCATTGTGTGAAACACGCAGGTATCCTTACTCATACAAGCAGTTAGATGTAGACTTTACAAGAGAACAACTGTTTGAACAGTTTCCAACTGCAAAAACATTCCCACAAATCCGCATCAACGGCCAGTCTATTGGCGGATACGATCAACTAATGCAATATGTAGAAGAAACCGGATATACCGGATATGGAGAAACATTATAATGTTAATTGAAGCACCGTACAAAGCACAAGACGCAATCTCTATGAAAACAACAGGTGGTGAAGAAATTGTTGCACGTTTCATAGAAGAAGATGCGCATAATATCACAGTCGAAAAACCAATGGTAGTCATGGCAACACAACAGGGTTTGGGACTTGGTCCATTCAGCTTTACCATTAACCCAAGTTCAAAACTAAAACTAAATAAAAATACACTGGTATTTGTACACAAGACTGACGGCGAAATGGCCAAACAGTATCTTTCAAGCACCAGCGGTATCCAACTAGTTTAGAGAATTACAATGACAAAGTTATGGGCAGTAGACGGTGATAAGAATACTCACGGTGACGGAGATCTAATACCTAACCATGCTAATAATGTATATGTTGAAGGTAAATTAGTTATAGTGCATGGTCCCGATCATTCTAACCCTGATGCGCTATGTATTCCGGTAGGTCCTCCACATTGCGATCCAATGACAGATCAAGGAGCTCCTAGTACATATGCATACGGACTTCCTGTTCATAGACAAGACGATCTAAGAGTTTGCGGAGCAACTACTGTGGTAACCAACGAATCAACAGTATTTGTTGGAGATCTGTCAGTAGCAAACGGTAGTGCTGTACTTGTAGAAGGAGTATTAGTTCCAACTGCACCCTACTCCGCATCAGGCTCTTCTGCTATTACAAGAGAAGGTTCTGGAGCAGCTGAGGACGATGAAGGTGGTGAAGACGGTGCGCCAACAAGTGGTGGAGGATCAAATCCTAGATTTAGTGCATACCCTTCTTCCACTGATAGAAGTACACAACCAGGGGCTCCATCTTCTCCCGCTACAGCGGACAACAGTGAAAGAAAAGGCACACCCCCTGAAAAGAAAGAGGTTGACACATCCAACGTACCTTCAACTGTTGACTACAACTATCAGCTTTCTGCCAATTACACAGTAAAAGATTATACACTCAACGCTCTTTTTAAACATCAATTAGTAGCACAAAAGGGATATTCAATACAGGCTATAATAGGTAACTTAAAAAACCTATCAGAAAATATAGCAGAAAATGTGCGTAATCAATATCCAGGATTTAGAATTAATAGTGGATTTAGGCAAGGTGAAGGCCAAAGCCAACACGGCAACGGAATGGCAATGGATATACAGTGGCCAGGATTGGCATCAAAAGATTATCTGCCAAGGGCGCAATGGATAAGAGATAATTTGGATTACGATCAAATTATTTTTGAACACGGCAATACAATTTGGATTCATCTCAGCTACGATAGAAATAAATCCAAACAAAGAGGTACAGTTACCACTATGTACCAAGGTAGATATGAATCTGGACTAAAATTATATTACGGTTGACAAATCCTATCTTTGTGTTATTATAGTAATATAACAACTGAAGATAGGCTCAAATGAAAAACAAAGTAATACTTACAGATGCTGATGGCGTCATTCTTGATTGGGAATGGGCGTTCCATGTTTGGATGGAAGAACACGGTTTCCATAAACAAGAAGGTAGCCAATTTATCTATAACATTGGAGACCAATATGGAATCAGCAATAATCAAGGCCACAAGCTGATCAAAATTTTTAACGAATCAGCGCACATGGGATTCTTACCTCCATTGCGTGATGCTATGTTTTACGTCAAGAGATTGCACGAAGAACATGGCTATAAGTTCCATTGCATTACAAGTTTGAGTAAAGACGAAAATGCATGTAAGCTACGAGAAATGAATCTACAGAAACTGTTTGGAAAAACATCTTTTAGTAAGTTTATTTTCTTAGATACTGGCGCAGACAAAGACGAAGTTCTTAAACAGTATAGAAACACAAATTTATATTGGATTGAAGACAAACCCAAAAATGCCCTCGCTGGCCTTAATGTAGGACTTAAACCGTTGCTAATGGAACACGGGCACAATATGGATTATGACAACAATCAGATCCCTAAAGTGAAAAATTGGAAAGAAATATATAATATTATTACAGGAGAAAAATAATGACTGATACTACAACAACTAATGCAACTCATGATGACATCGTTCTAGCATTTAACAACTACCTTAAAGAATCAGAAGCCTTTGAAGGTAAGGGTGTTAAGGCCGCAGCCGCTCGTGCTCGAAAGGCACTAGGCGAACTAGGCAAGCTATCAAAGGCTCGCCGCGGTGAAATTCAAGAGAAGAAAAACGGAATGTAATGAACGCTTTCGAGCGCATTTGGGCAAGAGCAACTGGTCACTTAATGGGCCAAACGGATGAGGATAAGCCTGATGTACCTATCCTCACATTGCGTGAAGCAAAGATAGCATTATTCTTAAAAACATTTTGGGTGTTTGTTCACGTTGTCACTTGCTTCTTTATTATTGCAAATGTAATAAGACATTGGTAACAAACGGATAATAAATCATGTCAGGACTAATCCTTTTATTAATTGTAGTTGGACTACACGGATTTTGGATTTATAAGCTGGCTACTTATAATTGGGATAACTTTGAAGAAGATTCAAAAAATGATGATTTTTTAAAGCCCTATGATTAAACAGCTAAATAGAATGTAGGTTGACAAACTTACAAAAACATGCAATAATGCATAATATGAAAATTTTGGTAAGCGTAATTGAGACTAATAGTAACCCGTGTGTTATATAAGAGTTAAATGAACTGAACAAATATTAGTAATATATAACACATAGGAAAAATGTAAAATGGTAACAGGTAAAGTAAAATGGTTTAACGAAGCCAAAGGTTTTGGTTTTATTACTCCAGACAATGGCGGCGCAGATGTGTTTGCTCACTTCTCACAAATTGCTTCTAGCGGCTTTAAGAGCTTGCAAGAAGGTCAAAGTGTAAGATTTGAAATTACAATGGGCCCTAAAGGACAACAGGCTAGCAATATTCAGCCTGTTTAAGAAATTGTTGTAATCCCTTCAAAGCGAAGGCATTCAAGACCCGGGTGCAACTCCCGGCAGCTCCACCAAAAGGAGATTAGAGATGATACAATTGACAGCGGGGGCTAGCAATGAAGAACCCCCTAGTATTAACCATCGGCAAATATTTGTTTAAGGCATATATTGTTTGGAGTATTTGTGCAGATCTTGTGTTGATTGCTGGCATAGTTGCATTACTTCTTGGTTATGGTAAAATCTCTTTTTGATGGGGCTGAATTAGGATCGATTGGGTGAAATAGTAGAGACGGCAACACGGTAGGCGATGACCGTAAATCAAGCAAAAAAAAGTAAACGCAGAAATGACATTTACACCTGAACTATTCGTAAACGTTGCTGTCAATGACAACAACTTTGCGCTAGCTGCCTAAGAAACAGCAAGTTCGCGGTTCACTAACCGGGCAACAGAACAGTGAGAAAAGGTACCTTTGGGTACCTTTTCTTTTGAGCAGCTAAATAAACTACGTACTAAACAAAGGAACCTTGTATGAAAGTATTATTAGCAATTATTTTAACAGCACTGATGGTTACTACAACTTTTGCAAAAGACAAAGAAGGTGTTATTTATGATTCACAAATTACTCGTGTTATAGATGGAGATACAGTGGCTTTTGCCGCGCCCTTTCTTCCAGAACCCCTCAAGAAAGAATTATCCATTAGAATATATGGAGTTGATACCCCAGAAAAAGGATTTAGAGCCAAGTGCCCTAGCGAAGATGCCCGAGGCCAAGCCGCTTCCAATTTCACTAAAAGTGCGATTGCAGCCGCAAGCAAACGCCAAATTGTTCTCATGGATTGGGACAAGTATGGTGGTCGTGTATTGGGAGATGTCATTCTAGACGGAAAGAGTTTGCGAGAAATGTTGATTGAAAAAGGATATGCTCGCGAGTATTATGGGGAAGCCAAAACTAGCTGGTGCAATTAATTAGGTTGACAATACCATCACTCTCTGCTATTATATACATATCATTGTTTATTATAGCGGAGATTTTTTATGACTATGCATTTGGTAGGTCCGTATTTGACTACTACGAATTATCGTAAACCCAAACAAAAACAGCGCACCAAAGCTCAACAAAAGAAGTTTGAACAGTCACACGTTGAATACAATAAAAGTATGAAACGAATGGGACTACATGATAAAATAATGCCGCTTGAAGAATACGATCTCTATTGCAGAGGACTTTGGAAACTCAAAACAACAGCAACTCCTAAAAAAGAATCTTATGAATATAAAGACACTAGCTATAGAAGAGAAACTGTACATATTCCTAGCTTAAACAGCAAAGATGGTTGTGGAGTTGCTCCAAGAAAAGAGCCGCAGAAATATACTGGTACACTGATTAAAGGTATTGCTACTATGCACAAAAGTAATGCTGTACCGGTCATCAACGACGAACAGATATTAGAAATTGCAAAGATGAGGAGAGGTTAATCTATACGTAGTTTTAGGTTAATTTTATAGGTTAAATACTAGATAACCAGTCTAAATAGGATAGAATAAATGTTTATAGGATTTTTCATGTTGATAACGGCGCTGGCCATATCAGCTATCGCAATCTACTATTCAGTTGCCGGATTAGCAGCTATTTTTGCCGCAGCAGTAGTTCCAATTGTTATCATGGGCTCTGCACTAGAAATTAGCAAATTAGTCACAGCAGTGTGGCTACACAGATACTGGAGCAGAGCCACTTGGTGGTTGCGGACATATCTTACAACAGCAGTATTGGTTCTGATGTTTATTACATCTATGGGTATTTTTGGATTCTTATCAAAAGCACACATAGATCAAACAGCAAATGCAGGCGACAATACTTTACAAATACAACAATTTGATCAAAAGATTTCTCGAGAACAAAAGAAAATTATAGATGCAGAACTAGTTACATCCCAGTTAGATAAGACTGTGCAAATTTTATTAGATGCTCAACGCTTGAGAGGCAGAGACGGCGCAGTTGCAGTTCGTGAAAGTCAAAAGAAAGAAAGAGAAGCACTCAACACAATCATAACACAATCACAGCAAGTTATAGCTAAACTGCAAGAGGAAAAACTAGTTATGACCACTCAACAGGTCAAACTAGAGGCCGAAGTTGGTCCAATCAAATATATTGCAGAATTTGTTTATGGATCAAGTGCAGATAAAAACATGCTTGAAGAAGCAGTTCGTTGGGTTATTATTACAATTATTTTTGTATTTGATCCGCTAGCAGTTTTGATGCTGATTGCAAGTCAGTATACATTTAAATGGATTAGAGACGATGAAGAACAGAACAAGTTGATTGTTGACTCTGAAGGAACTATTATTGGAGTTCCCCCCACACAGCACAACGAAGTTAATCATGAGCCAATTTACCCGTATCCTACTCAAGAAAACAGAACACAAGATATAATTGAAACACCGCTACCCAATGTTGGAGAAGTCCCTGTAGAAGATAAGACAGAACCTGTTGCTGTAGAAGAATATGTTAAATTTGATCCAGACAACCAAATTGAAGAACTTAAAAAAAAACAGCAACCGTTAAAATCCTTGGATCTATCAGAGGAACTAACTGAAGAAGAAAAGGTAAGAGCAGCTATCTATGATGAAAAAGAATTAGATACTGTTTTTCAAAGTGCTAAAACTAAATGGAAATCCCAGCATCCAGATCAAACATTAAAGATGTGGAAGATATTATATATAAAAGGTAAGGTTGATAGTTTGCCTTGGGAAGAAAAAGATGGTTACCAGCAAAATTCAGAACAAAGCGAAAATACCTTGTTTAACAAGTTACAGCAACGCAAAACACAGTGACTAAGATAAATCTTATTACCCCACCGGATAAGCTATACGGTGACGCAATCAGTCTCTTGCTGGTATTCCCCAGCAAGGAACTGCAAGCACAAATACAAGAAGAAGTATTCAGTGTATCAACTGAATTCTTAAATGTATACATATTCAATAAAGAACAATACACACTAACTGATGTAGATTGGCTACTAGCAGTATTCAATCTCTGTCAGATTGTTGTAATCGACGTTGACCAATGTCCAAGTTACGTTAGAGATTTAGCCAGCTATATGATAGCTAAACCTAAAACATATTGGTTGACAAACGCTACTGACATCGTATATACTACTATCAGTAGCAATAGAATCTACAACATTAGTACGCTTTCATCTGCTCTAGGAGGTAAAATTGAAGAAGATGAGGAACGGTGACGACTTTCCAAGAGGATTAGTTGTCGAAGTAAGAAACGGGGACATTAATGGTGCCCTTAGAAGATTTAAGAAGAAGGTCCAAGATAGTGGATTACTCCAAGAACTTCGTGACAGAGAGTTCTATGAAAAGCCTACTACAAAACGTAAGAAAGCTAAAGCACAAGCTCGTTCACGTTGGCTAAAAAAGAAAGCACAAATAGACGATATATATGGTCCAATTCAATATAAAACAAGAAAGTTTGATAAGTGATGCTATCAGATCCCCTTTGGGACATATAAAGAATTAAAAAGATATTTGGAAGAGGAAATATTTAATGACACAAGTCTGTCTTGAGTGCGGAAAGCCTGCAGAATGGATACGCAGCACACAGTTTGCAGGCGAGCATCCTTACTGTGAAGAACATGCTAGACTAGAATCAGATTTTAATGATGAGCACACCTCTTATACAGTTTGGTATAAGGTAGAAGATGAGAAAACAATATGAGAATTGAAGAAGATGTTAAGCTGGACTACAAGGATGTTCTTATTCGTCCTAAACGCAGTACACTAGTCAGTCGTAAGGAAGTGGATTTGAATAGGAAGTTTAGTTTCCGTAACTACGAGCCAGACTTCCCAGCAAACACAGAGGAATATCATTACAGCGGAATTCCTATCATGGCAGCTAATATGGACGGTGTTGGGACATTTGAAATGGCTGACACCTTAAGTGAGCAAGGAATTTTTACCTGTTTGGTAAAAACATACACTGTTGAAGAACTAATTGAGTTCTATGACAATGACGTATTAAACCGTACTGATTATGTTGCAATGAGTATTGGTATCACAGACGCAGACTTAAACAAGTTGGACAACGTGTATACTGCTGTAGAAGACAGTTTAAAATTCGTCTGCGTTGATATTGCAAACGGTTATACGGAACGCTTTGCAAATACTATAAGAAAGATAAGAGTTGATTACCCGCATCTCATAATTATTGCAGGTAATGTAGTAACAGGCGAAATGACGGAGGAACTTATCCTTGCTGGAGCAGATATTATTAAAGTGGGTATTGGGCCTGGCTGCTTTGCTCCTGGACAAAAAGTCAAGACTGAAAACGAATTGAAAAATATTGAAGATATCGACAAAGACGAAAAAGTTTTAACTCATACAGGTGCTTATAAAACTGTTACTAATACGTTTAGATTTGATGATAAAAAATCAATAATTAATGTAAATGGTATCAAAGCCACTCCTAATCACGAGTTTTATGTTTTGCACAAAAAACATAAAGAAATAGTAACTGATGATAATATTCATCAATATGCAGAATGGATCGAAGCAAAAGAGTTAACAAAGGATTATTTACTTCTAAAGCATAAATAATACTATAAAAGTTGCTATAGGAGTAGGATATGAAATCTAAAATGTTTAAACAGCTTGTAGAGATTATAAAATTTGAAAAAGTAGGCAGAAATAATTTTGCCTACTTAACTACAGGAGAAAAGTTTCTTTCTAGTGAATTAGAAAAAATACAGATTGAATGCAAACAATGCAACTCTTTAAAAGCAGTCGAGTTTAGATCAGCATTGCTTAAAAAAGAATATGTATGTCAAAGTTGTAATAAAAAAGGAAAACATAATCCTTTTTATGGCAAGACACATACAGAAGAAACAAAAAAACAGCATTCAAAGTATATGGAAGGACGCTTTGTTGGTGAAAATAATCCATTTTATAGTAAGACGCATACAGAAGAAACAAAAAATATACTTCGT